GCACCCACTCCGAAAGTTAAAACGCCCGTTGCAAGTGTTGCCGTCCAGCTTGTCGTTCCTGCAAGAGATACTTTTTCTGCAAGGAATTTATCTATTACCCATTGAGGCGTTTGCGTGGTTGTTAGATCGTGATTCGCGTCATGAATCGGGATAAGCGGGCAGTACTCCGGGTATGTCGGATGAGCGGTTGATTGTGCGTCCGCAAAAGCCGTGGGCGTTTTTGTGAGACCGCCGACAACATAATCCCCTATAGCAAACCGGCGCGAAATCGTCAACTTGTCCCTGAGGTATTTATCCGTGTACAGGGCATATCCTGAAAAACCCAACCGGTCGAGGTCGAACTTTAACTGACGAAGAGAAGAATCTCCGGCTTCCCAATACGTTCCGTCATCGGTCGCGGGATCGTGTCCCGTTTGCGGGCTTCCGTCCGTACCAGTGACCGATCGGTAAATGACCCCTGCGCGTTGGCAATAAGAAATCACGGCGTAATATTCCTGAAGGTTTTCCCATTCCGGTATACCGTTTTGGAAATAATAGGCCAATTGAGAGGTAAACAAAAGATAAAGACCGTTTATGTCCTGAATGCGCGGAGGCTCGTTCGCGTTATTGGTCGCGGAAAAAAGACCCGAGGCGAACGTTGATAAAGACTGAATGAGAGTCAGGTCTTTTGTCGTTGCCGGACTACCTAAAGAATCCGACCCGAACTTTCCGAATTCTCCCGTTGCGCCTGTGCTCCCAAAAATCTTTTGATGAACCCGTGCTAATAATGACATATTATCTCTCCTATATTAAAAATAATTCGTTAAGAATAAGAGGCCATGCAGCCTTTTGTATTGTGAGTAAAAACTGATTCGTAGATGTCTTCATCATAAACAACAGCCCAAACATTTCCCGAAGGATCAACATTTATCCCCCGCCAAGCCCTTGAGATTTCTCCAATAGCCGTAAAGGTAGTTGACCCTACAATACATTTATAAATATCTCCACCAGATTCTGTAGCCCAAATAGTACCTATAGAATCACTAGTTATTCCTTGCCAATTCCTGTGCGTTTCTCCAATAGCCGTAAAGGTAGTTGACCCTACAATACATTTATAAATATCTCCACCAGATTCTGTAGCCCAAATAGTACCTATAGAATCACTGGTTATTCCAGCCCAAGCCCTTGAAGTTCCACCGATAGCTGTAAAGGTTGTTGAACCGAAAGGACATTTATAGATATCTCCACCAAAATCAACAGCCCATATATTTCCTGAAGGATCACTGGTTATTCCATACCAAGTTCTTGGTGTACCACCAACAGCTGTAAAGGTAGTTGACCCTACAGTACATTTATAAATATCTCCATTATAAACTGTAGCCCACAAATTTCCTGAAGGATCACTGGTTATTCCTCGCCATAAGCGAAAAACTCCACCGATAGCTGTAAAGGTTGTTGAACCGAAAGGACATTTATAGATATCTCCATCAAAATCAACAGCCCAAACATTTCCTGAAGGATCGCTGGTTATTCCATACCATTGCCGAAAAACTCCACCAATAGCCGTAAAGTCTTTTAAATAAGGATAACCGCCATACCCCACCGCGAACGCCGGTTTTCCCCCGCCATAAAGTGAGTACGCAAAAATATTATTTATATCCGGAACGACAACCAAGGAAGTTCCCACCCCGGCAGGATTCGGCAATAATCCGGAAGACTTAGCAATCTGGAATATACGCGACCATTTAGCGCCGACCATATAAGAGACAATGGTCATATTCATACGATCCATGAAATAACACTCAGCGCCAAAGAGAACGTTTAATATATCATCTATGCTTTTTACCGAGGCATTTGACATATTACGAACGACGGCTAATTTTTGAATTATACGATATTCTTCGTCCGTTAAATCATACAGGGACTGTTCGCCTTCCGTGTAATTTCGGAATTGGACATCAGGCGCCACCGAACCATAAAGCATCATCGGCTTGAAGGTGAAAGGCGCAGTGTCTCCATACAGAGCATAGCCGTAATACGCACGCGTGAAGGTTGTCCCTGTTATTGTGCGAGACACGCCAAGAATGCGTCCCAAAACGTCCTGCTGCGCTCCGACGGATGTTTCTATGTTATACCCGTCACGAACGGCAATCATAATATCAAAAATCATGCCTGCGCGAACGACATTATCAATATGTCCCAGAGCTTTCACTTTATCGCGGTATTGCATTATGAGAAGGTTTTTATAGTATTCTGTAAGTGCCGTATTTTGGCTCATGAAATAGTAATCCTTGAGGTTGCTAACTGGAACTTATTCGCAACCGAAGCAAGCGAGACAACTTCCAGCCATGTGGCATTATCTGACGACAAGAGCATTCCCGTAACCTGATACTTTTGATTGAGGTCTTTGACATAACAAGTAATTTTATCGCCTGACGCGGATTCGCCAATTTCATAGAAAATGTTCTGTACGATAAGGGTTTTAAGATTATCTTTATCAATTGTCCCGCCACCAATGACAAGTACATTGAATTTCGCCCAGAGGTTTTCTGTCGCGGATCGGTCGAATTTAATATCTATTGTGCGCCCGTTTGGACGAGTTACGGCTACAATCGTCGAGCCTTTCATACCAGAACCCGCCGAGCGTGTCGCGTAAATGGCCTGCGCTATATCGGCGTCCGCGCCACCTTCAACAATAACCCAGATTGAATGCGGGGGAATTCCCGCTGAATCGGTTGTATCTCCAACGTTTTCGTCACAAATACACGCGGTGACCCCGGCGACTTCCAGAATAGCCGCTTCGATAGAATCGGTATACCCTTGAGACGGTCCCGATACCGACCGTTCCCTACGCACTCGGAGCGCAGCGTCGGTCTCTTCGTCCACACCCTGATTGGTAATACTCGCGCTGTTTATGATTGTGGTAACGCCTGCAATGGCTGTCACGGGCGTTGTAATCGTTCCGATAGTGACTTGAACCGCACCCAATAAAGAAGCACGAAAGGAAAGGGCGTGCAGTCCCGTTGATATGGTTGTGGAATCAACCAAAACAAATTGAGTCCCAGCATTATCTTTTATTGTGTACACGCCTGCCGGGATAGTGACGTTTTCTGAGTCAGTATCCAAGCCTTTAAGGGTTACCGAACGGTCAACGGTAATATCAACCGGAGTAACGGTAAAGGTTCCCCCGTTACGTTTAACCCCATTCAGTGCGCACCGTTGGTCAAGAGCCAGCCCTTGCGCCTGATCGGGGTCAAACGAAGTGTTTATATCGCGCAATACTTCCCTTAAATCGATCGCCTCTTGCGCCTGTATGCCGATTATCTGACCATCAGGGGTATCGGAAGCAAGATTGATATCATCGCCGTAAACGGCTTTATACCCGTCCTGTAATTCGGTTGTCAGTTCGGGGAGGGTTTTTAATGTTAAGCCTGTTCTGTCGAGTGTATCGCTCATAACCCCTCCAAAATAGTAATAGACCCGTAAATGGTTGAGACCGTCGCCGATATAGTAACCCTGCGATTGTCTGTATCCAGTGTACTTGTATATGCCGATATTCGCAATACGCCCTCGGTTTGTAAAATGACCCGTTTAATATCAACGTCGAGATAGTTTTTTTTGCCAATATCGAGGAAATTTTGCCAGTCGACGCCATCGTCCATCGCAAAAAAGCAATCCGACTTCCATGACTTTAATCTGGTAGAAATATTTTGATTGAGCGCGTTTTTTTCCGTAACGTAGGCTTGTAACCCGCGGCCGAATTGCCAGTCTTTTAAGCTGTCGAGTGCTCTTGTTTTCATGAAAGGCTCCCTGTTGTTGAACTTCCCGTAACCGCCCCTGAAGGTGAGGTTAATCCCGTTCCAGGAACCGATAAAGACGCCGACAATATAGCATTCCTGATAATTCCAGCCAAGGCGTTATTATAATCAGAATCCGACATTGGCGCTGTTTTCATCGTCACGGAAAGCGCATCAAGCGCGGCTTTTATTGTTGCCTGAACGACTGCCATTTAAGAACCTCCAAAAAGATTTCCGGCGCGTGTTTTTAATGCGGTAAACTTTGATATGGTATCAGGGGTCAACGTATGTGAGGGAGGACTTCCAAAGGTCTTAATACCGACAATAGCGTCGATAAAATCAGCCATCCACTGGTCAAACTTCCCTGTACTATTTTCAAGGTTTATTTTGTTTGGACCGCCTATGATTCCCACTGTTGCGCCTTGCATGGGTAGCGGTTTCGTCTTCGGATTGAGTCCTACAATCGCGATCCCGTCCGATAAATCGTGTTTCCTGGAACTAGAGGGATCGGACATGTTGGCAGTTGACCACCATGTGTCAATATCCCGATCATTAAAAAGTACGATGCAATAGTCTCCCTTGGCAATCGGTAAATCAATATATGACCCGCCACCCTGCAAAACCATGTAAGGAACGTCTACCAAGAGGGGAATTGCCGAGCTGGTCCCATCCGCAGCTGGGCGTTTTATTTGCAAAGTCACTTCTACCGTTTGCTCTGCGGCGGTTACTTTCTCAATTTTGCCTATCTGGACGCAATGAAACGTTGAAAATATATCCGCTTTTTGCGCGTCGAGTATGGATTGCTGGTTTGCGGGAAGGATTTCATCGGCTTTCACGGCTTCCCCCCCCATATAAAAAAGATCATGACTTAATCTCCTGTAACGGCTTGTCCCCGATAAACAAGGACACGGTCGTTGTCGCGTCCCCGGCTTCGGCTTGCGAGAACGTCGCTGAATGTTTGATCCCGAAAATCTTGTATTGTCCGTTATATTTTTCTTCGAGGGAACGAATTTCAGCGATACGGCCAACCTTCAGCTCAGGGGAAAAAATACGGTCAACTTCCAGATACCCGTCACGGCGTTTGGGAGTTGTTTTATTATCTTCTGACGATAACACAAAAACCGCGCCGGACATAACTTCATTGTCTGCCAGAACGTATAAAGTCTCAGCGGCAATAAATGCCTGGTTGTTGGTCATTTTCTGAATTTCATCGTAAGGGTTACCGATTATCACGCGCCCCCGGGACGCTTCCGTTTCAGCCGTTGCAGGCCCGCCAAGCACGCCAACCAATAACTGTGGGAGGTTTTTTGCGCATTGTGTTATCGCGTCTTTCATCGCGGTATCTTTTGTGAAGGTTTCCGACATAAAGCCGTTTTGTGCCTGATACGCCCCGTCATAGCACTCTAATTTCGTGTACCATTCGGTATTTTGTTTATAAGAATAAGATTCTTGAATATTACCCCGGAAAATCTCAATTAAGGTTTTACCGTATCCGGCCATTATAATTATCTGCCAATAATCAACCTTGGTGAATTTATCCTTTCCAAGTCGTGCGCGTGTATTGGGGGAAAGATTAATAAAGGTTAAAGAGGCGTTTGACAAGGAAGATCCCTTAACCCCGGAATCAACTTCCATCGTACACGTTATCGGCGGCGTGATAGATATAGCAAAGCCGTTCGGTGTGGTTATTCTTACCTCGTAATTGCGGAGGAACTTCAAACCGAAGCCCCTGCAATGATCATATCACGCACGGTCAATGCATCCGAGTGCGTTAAAAGAAACAAACTGACGCGCCCGGATACAAAATCATTAATCAAAAACGGCTCGAACGTGTCCGTTATAACAACAGCCAGCCCGAAAGGAAGCGTATTGATATGACGGGAAAGGACATTTTGTCCTCGAACCAGTTTTAAACCCCGGGCGGTAAAGGTCTCATATTTAATATCGATATACCAGTTTTGTGTTCTCGGGGAAAAATATAAAGAGAAGTATATTATTTTCCTTGTTACGGGATCGGGGACATTAAAAGTCTGTGAAGGATTCGAGGTTAAACCGGTTATTTGTACCATTATTGCGCTATCCCCCAGCCTAAAGATTTCGCCGCGGTTAAAAGAATTCCCTTTTGATCGGTCGTTTTCCCCGCAACCTTTCCGGCATCCTCAGCGGGAGCCACTTGCGCGTCAATAGCTGATTTATAGTTACCCTCGTCGAACGTCGTTGTTTTAACATCCGTGAAACGCATTTCCTGCAATGTCACGGAAAAAGAGGTATAATCATTACTTGACTCGTCCTGACTCGGGTTAACCGACGTGATAAGCATATTGTAGTGAATCGACCACGGGGAAACAACCGTAACCAGCTGGAAGGTTTTTTGCATTGCCGTAAGCTGTAAGAAAGCTTTTTGCTGAAGGGTTAAAGTCGGTTCCTCGCCTTTGAAGAAATCAACAATATTTCCTACACGCTTTGCTATAGCCTTTGCCTGATTTGCAACGTATGCCGCTTGTGACGCCATGACGGCAGCCTTTTGCGTCATTCCTTGCGTGAACGGGCCAAGATAGGCATTGACCGCGCCTAGACGCGACGTGAGCGTATTAAACGCTCCTTCAACGCCCTGAGGGATACGATAGACCAATTCGCCTACTAATCCCGTCAATGTTATTTCGTCCGACTCGTTTATCGCCTGATCGTTTATAACAGAACCGTTTTCCGTGTAGTGTTTCGAAACACCGACCTTGCTGGTAAAGTTTTCCCCGGTAGGAATATCAAACACCCAGCCGCCAATACCTTTTGAGCCATTAGCGATCAAAATCAATTGGCTTTTATCGTCGATATATTGTTTCGCGCTTGAGGATAAATCTATTTGTGACGGTTTCTGTACGATCGGTGAAAAACTCATTTTTCCTTTTTACTCCCCGACAGCTTATTATAGGCGTCTTGATTCGACTTCGTAACAACGGCTTGCACCTCTTGCGCGGTTGCCTTTGGATCTTTTGCCCCGTTTATGTTTATTGTCGTGTTGGTCGTAGCTGTTACAGGAGCGGCGGGCGTATC